CAGGTGCCGATTAATTTTAGTGGAACAACTACACTTACTGACAATGCTCTTGATGCTAGCATAACCGCCAACATGCAATTAGGCTCTATTAATTATCTTGAACCTCCTATTGGGTTGCAGGGTGTAGTGATGATGGCGAACGGCATTGCAGCTGGATTTACTAACCAACGCGAGATATGGTTTAGTGAAGCTTACTTGCCACACGCTTGGCCCGCAGCTTATGCACTGACGGTGGATTACCCAGTGGTAGGTCTTACTGCGGATGGCACGTCGTTGAATATCATGACTGAAGGTTCACCATTCATTGCTACTGGCGTGACGCCTGATACGATGACGATAGGGAAGATAACAGCTAATGAACCTTGCATTGGTCGCGGCTCTATCATTGCTGCTGGCGAGGGTGCCTATTATGCTTCGCCTAATGGTTACATTCTCTTGAATACAGGTGGCACCACAAACATAACTGAGCAGATACTAGAGAAAGAGTTTTGGTATCAGTTGCAACCATGGAACCTTGTATCGGGTCGTTATTCTTTATCGATGGCATGTTTTATTAAAGGGCCGGGAGCGCCTTCGATTGATCCTGACAAGACTGAAAATATTCATGGAATGGTTATTGATTTCACTGATTCTAATGTTCCCTTCTCTTATCTTGATACTTTCCATCCTATCGTTAATGCAATGACTGACGAGTTGTCAGGTCAGGTATTTTATATCGCTAACGATCAAGTTTATCAATGGAACCCTGCGCCTACCCCTGCTGCTAATCCACCTATTACCGGGCAATTATGGCCATGGGTATGGAAAACAAAGAAGTTTAGATTTACATTCCCACAACAGTTCATGGCGTTCATGGTATTGTTTGACGTGCCGCCTGAGATTAAGTTTACACCGGGAACACGCAATACCGATCAAGCTCAAGTATACGATCCGACCACGCAATACCTTATTGTTAGAGTGTATGCCGATGGCAAACAAATTGTGGTACGGGAGATACAGCAATCAGGTGAAACCCTTCTGATAACGAATGGTAGCAAGTGGACACAATGGGAGTTTCAATTCGAGGGGATAGTACGGATGAAGTTCTTCAAAAGCGCAACGAGTGTGAAGGAGTTAAAGGTTGCCTAAGTCTATTTACCCTTCAATCCCTGACCCCGGCAATACTGTTCAAACAATGGTGCCGTGCTTGCTAGCAATTAAGCAGACATTGCAGATGATCATTATTAATGCACAGGAGCCAAACCCAAATTATACGCCATCATCGGCGGCGCAAGTTTTCGTCACCAATGCAGCTTTACAGAGACAAGTGGATTTGTTGTCGGCGCGAATAAAGAAGTTGGGGGGCTAATGCTTAGGATTAACGACACGCATGCCATTAAACTTATCATGGAGGCAGCGACTGTCCAGTATGTCCCTGCTTTGCATTATTGTATCGCTGATTATAATTCTCGTGATTGTTTGCGCGGAGGTGTACTCTATACTGACTTTTGGGGTGGTTCTATAATGATGCACACCGCAGGGTTTCAGAAGAATTGGTTAAGCCGAGCATTGCTATGGATAGCTTTTGATTATCCGTTTGATAAATTGGGAGTGAGGAAAGTATTCTCTCCGATACCAGAATGGAATTGGCCCTCGCGTAACTTTTGTATGCATCTTGGCTTTAAGATAGAATGTAAGATGGAGGATGTATTTAATCGGGATGATGGGGTAAATGGGATGCATGTGCTCTCTTTGCGGAAAGAAGAATGTAAGTGGTTAGATATGCCAAGACCTGAACTTAAATTTGCATCTTTAGAGCAGACCAGTTCGCCCACAATACACTAACTGGAGCCAGTTAAGATGGGTAAAGGTGGTGGCGGTGGACAAGCAGACCAAAGCGGCATGATACAAGCACAAGCTTCTGCTCAAGCAGCTACCCAAGCTTATGCTTTAGGTATGGCGCAATTACAATGGGCGCAACAGGTTTGGAATCAAGAACAACCCTTAGTTAATGCGGCTGAAACAACGCAGATGCAAGCTGCACAGCAATCCATTGCTATGGAGCAGATGCTAGCGCCGTTTACTCAAGCGCAGATAGATATGTGGAACCAATATTATCGACCATTGGATATCCAATATATAAACCAAGCTCAACAATGGGGATCACCAGCAAACATAGCACAAGTTACTGGGCAAGCACAAGCTGGTATAGCAGAGCAAGCGCAGCAGGGACTTAATACAGCATGGAACCAATTAGAATCCTATGGTGTTAACCCCGGTGCGCCACGGTTTGCTAGCATGGGGGTTGGCGCTAACGTATTAAGCGGTGCAGCGCAAGCGGCGGCAGGAACGACGGCTGCACAGAATATGAAATTGCAACAATTAGCATTGGAGCAAGGGGCAATCAATACAGGGCAAGGGGTAGCGAATACAGCAGGGCAGATTGCTAATGCCGCATCTGGAGCTACACAAGCAACGACTGGCGCAGCTTCGAGTGCTGCTGGTACGGCGCAATCTAATCTTGCCACCGGCACCTCGGCGCAGACGGCAGCTACCAATTGGTACAATACTGGTGCTAATAACATGGGGGTTTATACTAATGCTGTTAATGCTTACAATAATACAAATCTGGGTTATGCTCAATTAGCTGCTCAACAATCGGCTGGCTTGGGATCGTTTGCTGGTGGGATTATTGGTGATCTGCTTAAGCCTGTTTCTGCTGGCGGGACTACAGTGCTAGGGAGTTTGTTTGCTAATAAAGGTGGTCCTATTGAGAAGTTTGCAGATGGAGGTGTTACTGGTCAGTATCAACCCACACCGGGTTTAGGCAGAGGACCAGCTACATTCCAACAACCACAGCAGGGTATACCTACAACACCGCCACAGCATGTCCCAGCGCAGGGTACACCGGGTGGTCAGGTGCCACATCATTTGTCCCCTAGCGGAGGGCAGCAGGAAGATGATGTTGACGCCAAACTGACTGCGGGTGAGTTTGTTATTCCCAAGGATGTGTCTCAATGGAAGGGGCAGGAGTATTGGGTTAAGGAGATAGACAAAGCCCGTATGGGAGCGCAGCAGTTTGCCACACGTCAAGATATAGGGGGTGAGCCAGTATCCGGTATTCCTAACCCTAACCCTTCCTTTATATCACGCCCCGGTATGCAACAAGCTGTACAGCCGCAGATGGCAATGGCTGCACCACCAGCCGGTCCACGTCCTTCACCTACTGGCATTAATCAAACTTCAGGGATACCACTTCCGGCTTAACTGGAGCCAGTTATGGTTGCTTATATAGGAAGTTTTGCAGGAGGGTTTATTAATAGCTATCTTGCTGCACGCCGCTTGCGTATGCAGGAAGAATATATGAATGAGATGATGCAATATTACCAAGCCCTCATTGATCAGATGCGAGGTGTAGGTGGGGTAGCTGGTACTGAGAGAGGTATATATCGTAGAGGGTGGTGGGGTGCGCCACAGTTAGGTGCAGGGGGTTGGAGTAAAGGTGCATACAAAGAAGCTCCCGCAGATGTATTGGCGCGAGGTCAGGAGTATTCTAAATATCTTCAGGATCAAGGTTATACAAAAGCTGGCGCGTCTGCTATTTTAGGGAATTGGTATCAGGAGAATAGTCTGCGTGGAGGTGGTTGGGGTGGTGATGGCGGTACATCGGCAGGAGGGTTTCAATGGCATAATGAACGCGGCACTGCGTTTATGAATTGGGCGAGTGCAAATAAGCTCGATGTTAATGATCCAATGACGAGTTTAAAGTATGTTGTGCATGACTTGAATACTAATTCTCAGTGGCATGCACTCAATAGTGAATTGAAAGATACGACTGACGTTAATCAGGCAACTAAAAACTTTATGTCAGTCTATGAAAGCCCGAAGCCTGAGTATGCAAACCTTCCAAACCGATTAGGTTTTAGTGGTAAGGTATATAATGTAGCTCCTGAAACCACTACTGCTAAACCTGAAGTTACTCCTGCCGCTGCAAAGGAGCCTGTTACTGTTGCCCCTGAAGCAGGGAAGATGTCTCCTGCTGGCGGGCCATATGTTAATGTACATGGTAAGCTTTATCAGACGGATGGGGATGGCAATATAGGTAAAGAAGCGGAAGCTAAGGAGCCAGCACCTTATATGGTTGCGGGTGATGAAGCTGTTGCTCCACCAACTTATGATCAGGAAGCACGGTTAGCGGCGCATCGGGTAACTGAACCTCCAACTTATCCCGGTGGTCCTACAGATATAACTGGCTTTGAGCATGGAATTACTGATCCTGCTCAAGCAAAGGAAGGTATACCATTACCTAATGAAGCGGCTAGACCAACACCGGCGCAACCAATGATGCCGCCACGGACACCAACACCTCCTGATCCCTATATAGATTTAGGACGACGTTCTCTTGCTCAAGCTCAGGGTATGTCAGGTTATCCTGATGTGCAAGATATTACATTAAATCCTCCATTGCCACCTGAACGGCCTAAACTGGGTCCAGTTAAGGAAGGAGACATCGCTGCCAAAAAAGCACAACCGATGGCGCTTGAAAAGAAAACGCCTAAAGGAGAAGAAGTTAAAAAAGAAGCACCGCAAAAAGCGGCGGTAGGTATTCCAGAACAAGGTGGACCTTTCGGTACGTTCCATTACGATGTGCCGGGTTCACGTCAAGGACCGATATATACGGCAAGAAACCTTGATCCATTCTGGCGTCCTAATCCGCCATTAAACACCATTCAAGCCAAGCGTCAGCAAGCCGTACAACCTAGTACTTATACCAAAGCTCCTACTACTGTAACTCAGCAGGAACATAACCTTACCACCATGAAAAAAATCTATGGTGATAAGGTTGCTACTGTAGATCAACCTCCTAAGACTACAGCTTTAGCAGGTCCAACGACAGGACCGGCTGGACCAGTTGCACGGGTTGATCCTACAGGGGCAGAAACATATAAGCCTCCTGCTACTGCCGCCACTACTCCTGATGCTGGCGGCACCATTACTTCTGATACACCCGTTCCTGCTGGCGACCCTAAAGGTCAACGGGCAGCAGAACAAGAATTGTTGGCGCGTGGTCCACCCCGTATGCCAGATATGGGTGGTGGAGAGACACCACCGCAAGCGCCTTCAGTTCAAACACCTGATACGCCGCCAGTTCGCACCGACATTGCTATGATGGACCCATTTGCAGGGCAAAATATAACAGGAGGTATACCCACAGGTGCAGGACAAAGGATGCAAGCACAACCTGTAGCACTGCCTTATGGTCGCAGACAACAGGACATAGAAGAAGCGGCGGCGGATCAAGATACGACAAGTCCTGCTGGCATGTTAATGGCGCGTAGAGGTGGACCAATCTATAAGTTCCAAGCTGCTGGTGCAGTTCCCTATGCTACCTTTAGTAACCCTGCAACCGCTGCACCATCAATGGGAACAACGGATGCACAGACAGCCATATCTGGTGGGTATCAAGCATGGGGGCCAAGCGGTTACGGGACTGGGTTCTGGGGTAATCAAGCTGGCGTGCCAAATGCACAACCCTTGAGCGGGCAAGATGTAGCGGCTAATTTAGCTACACTGGACCCAGCACAGCAAGCATGGTATCAACAGCAATATGCTGACGCTGCTCAAGCGCGTATTCAATCTCCTAGCGCTATGTGGTACTATAACCCTGCCAGTTATCCTACCACTCCTGCTCCTACTCCTGCTACCCCTGCGCCTACTCCTGCCGCTGCCCCTACACCTACCCCTGCTCCAGCCCCTACTCCTGCGCCCGCTGCTACTCCAACCGCTACACCTGTTACAGGTCAACCATTGAATTGGGCGACAGGGCAAACAGGCACAATTGTTGCACCGCCAACAACGCCGGGGGTATCTACATTTGGGCAAGGGCAGGATATAACAGGTCCGATTACCAACTACGGCAACTTCACCAATACGCAGAGCACCACCGGCACGACTTATAATGTAAACCCACAGGATATCTATACCAATGAAGCTGGCTACCAACGTGGTGGTTTAGTTGGTTATCAGGATGGAGGCGAAACTGGCGATATATCTCCTGCTTCTGCTGGCATGCCACCGGGTATGCCTCAAGGTCAGCAGCCAATACCGCCAATCTATTATAACCCAGCAACATACGCGCCATATGGAGCGGGTGTTGGTAGAGGTGTTTCCTACGCTTCGGCACCCACCCTTAAAGCCCAAGGCATACCTACCTACGCCCAAGGCGGACTTGTAAGGTTTCAGGATGGCGGGGATACAGGTGCAAGCACTGATGTTGGAGGTGATCAGGCGCAAGCTCAGTTAGAAGATGTTTCGTATAGAATGCCGGGAATAGGTGGTGGGTATGGTGGATTACCTCGCATGAGTGGGTTTGGCGGCGGCATGGGTATGCGTATGAGCATGATGCGCCGACCCCCTATGGGACGAGGGATGACAACGCCAAGAGGGCCATGGGAGGGTGAAGGGTATGCTGATGAAGAAGGTGTTCCGATAGAAGATAGTCCATTAATGCAACATCCGGGGCCAAGTCAGCCCGGAGCTTACCCTCAAATCAATGATGGACAAGGGAACCCATCTTATGGATTAACTTCGGCAGTAAGTTCAGTGCTGCATTTCTTTGGTAACGCCTTGGGTTTGGGACCACATAGCCAGCAACCAAGTGGTGTTCCTGCTGGCGTTAACCCTATACAACAGCTTAATCGACGTGACTTTATGAATAATGTTAACTCTGCATCGCCAGAGCAAGCTGAAGAAGTATTTAATAGTTCTGATCCCTATGGTCAACTCAACCGTGAATTACGAGTGATTGGCGGATTGGAATCTGTATATAAATGGCACATTATTAACGGTGATCCAGAAGGTGCAGTTCGTTCAGCCAGTTCATTGGTTATGTATCTTAATACCGTGGCCAAAGAATATGGGAAATCAGCCGTAGATAAAATACAGAATGGTGATCTGGCAGGAGGTGCCGCAGATATCGTTAATGCTAATCAGAATACACCTAATGGTAGACCCATACAAGCTTATGTTGATCCGGCTACGGGTAATACTGTGCGGTGGCGACAGACTGATCTGAATGGTAAGGTGCTAGCGTCAGGTGATATTGATGCGCCGACTTTATTAGGTTTAGCGACACGGGTTGCTAACGGGCAGGAGTTCTATAACCAGCTTGAGAACATGGCGTATATGCATGACCCTGATACGCGACGGATGGTGACTGAGCAACAGCAAGCTAAGAGTGCAGCTCTATCATCTCGCATTATAGCTGGCATGGATCAACCTGCTCAAGATGGGGGCGCGCAACCTCCAGTTATGCAAGGTGGAGGACCACCTCCAGCAGTTACACCTGCTAGTGCGACTGCACCCGTAACTGGACCCAGTGAAGGTATACCCTCTGCACAGGGGCCACGACCTGCTATACCGCCGCCTCCTGTAGGGCATGGTGCGCCACCAGTAATAGGTAGGGCAGGGCAAACAACGACAGCGGTGGCGGGTACTGAACCTAGTGCGCCTTCTGCTGATCCAAGTGGCGTATCCACTATGCGCCAACCACCTCCTGATCAGGATGTAACGGTAACGCCAGCAGCGGCGATAGCTGGAGAACCGCAAGAAGCTAGTGTTACCATGGGACCAATAGCACAATTAACTGACCCTGAACGACAGGATATAGCGGCAAGATATTTCGATAGAAGTGGTAGATTGCTACCAGATGGAGCCATGCCGAAAGTTGGTCCTCAACCTAGACAGCCTGATCCTAATTTACTTGCACAGTTGGAAGCAACTGATAAAGCTGCCGCAACAAATGTAAGAGCGGCCTATCAGGAGAAATTTAATGCTTGGAAGGCTGACCAAGCTGAATATAACAGATGGGCGCAGAGTAAAACCAGTGAGTTCAATAAAGACATTCAGTTTGCGGAGCAATCTAAACGGCAGCGACAAGGTGAAGTCTATGGTGCGACAAAGCAAGCTGTCGGGCAGAAATGGGCGACGCAGCATGGTGAATGGGCAGTGAGGCAAAGGGAAGCTGAAGCAGCACAGAAGCAAGCGGAAGCAGATTATAAGACGCAGTTAAGTGGACGACCAGAGAAAGATGTTGATGCCTATTATACTGAACAGGCTACAATGATGGGTACAACCACTGGTAAGTCGCAACTCCAACACGTTTATGATGCGCTGGGTACAGATAAAGATAATATTGGTACAATCATTAAGAGTCCTGACGATCAAAAGGATATTGGAGAAACTATGCGGTCAACTTATACCTACACTAAAAATATATCGCCAGAGGAATCGGATAGGATTGTAGCTGCATTGGCTACAGGTGATTATGCCCGATATGATTTAGGAAATGAAATTTCACAGTATGGCCCACGGCGAACACAGGTTAATGTAACACTTAAGAATGGATCAGTATATCCAGTTATCATACCTAATGCGGAGTTTAAGAATATTTTAAGGATACAAGATAAAGCTAATACAGCTAGAGATAAAGCGAAGGCAGATACAGCAGCATCTTCACCAGTACGACCGTCACCCCCACCAGCATTCCCCGGCACAACGCCGGGAGGTGCAGCACCACAAGGAGGGTTTGCTGCACCACCACCCAAGATAACACCATCTCAACGATGGTGGTTAGATCAGATGTTAGGACGACAGCCCAGTGGAGCGCCGCCAAGCTTTGGTGTGCCGCCACCACCCGGTTCAACAACTCGTGGTTTCCCTTAACTGGACCCAGTTAAGATGGCATTTGATGATTTAGACCCTGATCTTATAGCTAGAACCCAAGTTGGGCAGGATGTTCCTGCGATTGCTCAAGCTCGCACTTATCAAGGCACATCATTAGATGATCTTAAGAATGTAATGGGTGAGAGTGCTTCTGGTATGATGGCGGATTGGTATGCGTGGCAGAGTAAACAAGCTGCTACTGACGATTGGTCTAGATATAACTACGCCATGGCAGAGCAATGGCGCGACACCGCTAAGGGGTATCATGAGGCTCAATCACAGGATACTCAAGATACTGTAGCTTCTAATTGGTTATCTAAACGGACATGGCAACATCCCAGTGCTAAAATTGGTACTGCCTTAGCGCAGAACATTCTTCCTTATGGTGCTGGTTTAGCAGCAGAAGCAGTAGGGGGGCCAGCGCTTGCAGGGTCTATGTTTGCCCTTCAAAATATTACTGGAACTTATGGTGAGATAACTGATAAAATCCAAAGTATGTCGGACTCACAAAAACGTGCCACTATTCCTGAATATGATGATCTTCGTAGGGGAGGCGCTAGTCAAGATGATGCTAATCGGGTAGTTATTAACCATATAGGTCGTGATGGACATTTAGATGAACTTGCTGGCGCATGGGGATTAGTTGGGGGTGCGACTGTATTTGGCGGAATGGCTAAGGGAGCTAAACCTTTAGCCCGTATGATAGCTGGCGGGGCTGAAGCTGCTGGTGGTCAAGCGGCGCAGGACTTAGGCACTAGCCTTGCTGTTAGAGGAGCATTAGGTGGCGTCAATGTACCGGGACAATCAGATGAAGATTTAGCTGCTCATGCTATGTGGTCTGGTATAGGCATGGCCCCATTGGGTGTATTGGGTGGGGCATTACATGGGCGTAGGCCGGGGGAGGAAGCGCCACCAGTAACAGAAGAACCACCAAAGACCCAAGGCGCTGCGGCGCTACAGGGTCCACCTACTGGTCCTGCCCTTGCTCCACCGCTACGGCGTTTAGCTGGACCCCGTTACGATGAACCTATTGATACTCCTTATACCGAAGTTCCGCGTCCCGGTTTGCCAGCACCAGTACCTCGATTAGGTTATAGGGGTAGACCCACTGACCTACCCCCCGGTGCCGATAGTGCGCCTTCACCCCAACTCAATGTAGCTAAACGTGCTGCTGCTGTTGAAACTCATGAAGAGCCTGTAGCTGGTAAGTATTCGAGCATTGAGGGTACAGGGCGTTGGGGGCGCAAGGACATAACCCCGACGGATATAACCCCGCCAGATGTAACGCCTACGGATATAACCCCAACCCATGTAGATTACACCATACCATCTAGCCCAGTTGACGATGCTTCCCGTGCAGCGCTTGATGATACAGCGCCTAACCGTAGTGCAATGATGAGGGATAGGCATCGTTATGCTACTATTTTAAGCCAATCAACTGGTCGACCCTATACAGATTTTCGGGGGATGACGAGGGCTGAACTCCAACAAGAAATGGACAACTTCCATCGGGGCTTAACTGGACCCAGTTTAGAACCACAGCCTAGACCTGTAGAACAACCTCCGGGTGTACAACCTACAACTGTAGGTAGAGAGGTTCCAGAACCCACAGAAACGCCACCTACAGCCCCGACGCCTGATCCCCGTACAGGGACACCGGAGGGTGGCATAACGCCAGCCAGCGAGTTCGCCAGTGGCCCTAAAAGGGGATACGATGATCGAACTGCCGCCGAGCTAGCTCGATATGATGCACTACAACGACAGGTAGAACAATTAGCTGGTGCCCAACCACAGGTTGCAGCGAGACAGGAGGCCGTTGCCGCGCGATTAGAGGCACAGAGACAAGCTGTACAAACTGTACCTGTAGAATCTCAACTGGGTCCAGTTAGTCCTACAGCTATGGGTGAAGCGCTTAAGGGTATAGCGGAACATGTTCAACGAGTTGCGGCTGAACACCCTGAACTCCTTAAAGCTCCAAGAGAGACAAAAGAGTTTGAGGAACAGGCACCAAGGAAGTGGACCAAAGCTGAGATAGCAGCATTAACTTCTAAGAAGCGAGCTGAAGATGCTGTTGTTAATGCAAGGGAACATCAGCCCACAGCATCAGATTGGTATGCAGCCAAGCCAGCGGAAGCGCCTAAAGGTTTAGGGGTAGGAGCACGCACACGATTGATTGAACGTTTACAGAAGATGGTTAATGCTTATGATGCGGCAAAGCTTAAGACGCCCGAAGAATTCCGTATGGTTCCAAAAGGTGGACCTAATGCACGACACTCTGCCTTAATTGTAGATGAAGCGCGGCGAATGCTTAACGCTTATAAAGAGGCAGGAGGAAACCCTCATGTTGATCGATGGAATAAGTTTGTAGAACGTGAGCAATTACTACGGCAGGAGAAACCGGGAGAGACTAAGAACTATAATCAAGTTGTAAGGATGCGTGCCAAAGAAGGCGAGGAGATGATCGCTAAACCCAAGGTCGGCGCAAAGGGACCACGGGTTGGAGAGAAAGCGATTGAAGCGGCTGAAACACCAGCAGCTAGAGAGGGAATAGAAGAGGAAGTTAGTAAAGCAGCGGAGTGGCAGAAGCAGCGTGAACTTCGTTTTATGGACCCGTTGCCGGAACGTCCACATGAAGATGCACCGAATAAAGATTGGGAGAATTATAAAGAAGAATTGTTAGATCATCCATTGGTTAGACGTGTTGTTGATCAAAGTAAAACGTTTGTACCAGAGGATCACGGTGCTCGAAGTGATGAAATTAAAACACTTCATTGGGGTGCAGAGGCATATCAGAAACAGGTTCGGGAAACCATTGCTGCTGGTAAGCCCGCTACCGCTAAACCGATGGCGGATTTGGGTGCTAAGATAGCAGCTAAAGAAGCTGAAGCGCTTAAGCCTGAACCGCCTAAAGCTGCGGCGGCTAAGAAGGTATCGTTTGAAGCGCTTAAAGCTAGAGCGGCACCCAAAGAAGAACCAGTTCCAGAACCACGGATAACGAAACCTATTCGGGAGGAGGTTGGTAAGCCGGAACGGAAGGTTGAGCTTAAAGGGAAGCCGGAAGAAGTAAAACCGGAAACAGTTACATTAGAAAGTGCTCGATCAGGCGGACCTAAAACTGTTACGCCTGTACGGGAAACAACTATACAGCAACTGATAAAGGAAAATTTAAGCCTTAGCCGGTACCCTGCTGCCATCCGTCCGATTATGGGTAAGCTGCTTAATAAAGTGTTGGAGCTTGCTGGCGATACAAAAGCTTATGTTTTCACCGATGCAGATATGAGGAAGCTGGATGGGAATATAGGTGTTCGTGGATTTTTTAATGTTAAACGAGGGCAGGAAGATTATATCGCACTCCATAAAGACCTTATGGAGCCGGATACAGCTTTCCATGAAGCGTTCCATGCTGCTACCGCTAAGGCAATCGCTGCCAGTAAACAACTAACGGACCATCTTAGCAATCTAAAAGAGGAAGTTCGGGCGCATCTCAATACATTGCCGAAAGAGGTTTGGGATACACCCGGACTAAGAAATGCATTCGCAAATGTACATGAGTTTTTAACCTATATGATGACGAAGCCGCATATTCAAGATATACTTAAAGGGATAAAGATTAGTGATAAATTAGCAAAAGATATTGGTATGCCACGCTGGCGTAAGAAGTCTATGTGGAATGGTGTTATTGATATCATTCGTCAAGCATTGGGCATGGAGCCACGTGATACGAGCGCTATTGAAGCCGCAATGGCGATAACAGAACGAGCATTACATCCAGAAGAAAAGAGTCTGTTTCCACAGACATTGTATGAAAGAGCGGAGGATGTAGATGATCCAGAGCGAATACAGCAAGCATATTTTAAGAGCGGCAGGGAGAAGTGGAACAGTGTGAAGGATAGTTTAGAACCTAATATTGTAAAACAACATGCTTCTGATATGGCGCACAATATAGGTATGGGGTTTCTGCACCACACAGTTAAATGGTTGAACATGGATAAGCTGCATTTGTTACATGGTAAAGCTGCGCCTTACGTACATCAGATCGCAGACATTATGGGTAAGATACATAGCCAATATCTAGCAGGACGTGCTTCTGATTTAGATTTACGGAACCGCTCTTATCTTCTTGACCGTATGTTTGCCCATATGCTGCCTGACTATGATCGTTTGTTACGCTTAACAAAAGAGCATCAGATTGATCCAACTTTAGATGAACAACCTAAAGAGGGTGGACTTAGTCGAGCGCAGCATGATCAGTATTGGCCGGAAGCAAAAGCGTTATATGATAAGTTATCGCCAGAGATGCAACAACGGTTTAAGGATGAACGGGATTGGTATCGCAAAAAGAATGCAGAAGCTGGAGAGCAATCGCTTAGGATGTTAGTGCGAGCGCATGGTGCGCCTGACCCTGATGATAGTGCATCTGCTGATGCGTTTATTCGACGGGCTAAACTGGGCCAGTTAACGGATGACGATAAGGATTACATGGACGCCACTGGCTCACGCGATAGGTTTGACCAAGCTCTTAATAGGATGAAGGGAACTGAAACTTATTTCTATACCCATCGTAATGGTCGTTGGGTGGTGCATGGTAAATTTGATATGCATGCTGGCGGTAGAACTACCAACAAAGTTGGTGAGGCTTTACCTGATGATATGCGGGAGTTTGATAGTGAGGATGCAGCACGTAAGTTTATGACTGAGGATAACAAGTTTGGGTTGCATGCTACAGTACGCAGGGCTTTTTATGGCACTGATAAAGAGACTGGCAAATACCGTCGTATGACGTATGAGGATGCACGTGAGTCTATGCCCGCTGGACAGAAGGAACCAGATCATGCTTTCCAAGTTCGATTGGAACGTAGTTATACGGATTTCGCCAAAACACCGGCTGAAGCGCGTAGGCTTAGAGAAGCAATGATAAAGGCTGGCATTAAGGAAGAGAACATTTCTAAGCCAATGGATCGTTATCAGGATCAGACATGGGCTAGCATTGGTCGCGCCGATCAAGCATTACTAGAACAACGAATACGAAAGCTCATGGGTGTAACCGATACAGATAAACAACGAATGATCGATGCCTCACGTGAAGCTATGTTGGCTAGCCAATCTAGTAGTTTATCTCGTATGCACTCATTGAAACGTAGAGATGTAGTGGGTGGGCAATTAGGCAACGCAGAAAGCTTAGATACTTACTCACGTATGCACCATCATGCTATGGCTAAGGCGCGGGTTGCTCCTGAACTTAATGCTGCGCTCGATGCTATGACTGATCATCAGCGTGCTAACGCGGGAGATGATATGGCTACCCGCCGCAGTATTGTTAATGAAGAACTAAAGCGTAGGCTTATGGTGCAGCAACCATTAGGCAAGCAGAGCCCGATAATTCGTAACCTAATGAACTATTCATTTCTTAACTTTCTCCTTCGCCCATCGCATGTGTTTCTGCAACAGATGCATCCATGGGTGTATTCGGTGCCACAGATGGCGGCGAGACATGGGTTGTGGAAAACAATACAGGCATATCGGCAAGCTACTCGTGACCTTGGTGGCGACCAAGCCATGGCGCGGGCTAAAATGTTAGGGAAGAGTGTTGGCGCTGCGGTTGATATGGCGCGTGCTTTACGTGAAAAAGATATCGATAAAGCTGTGCAGATGGCGCATGGGTTTGATCCAATTAAGAACATGATGAATAACCTTAAGGATGAAAACGAGAAAGCACAACTTAATCAGATGTGGGATAGCGGTCATCTGCACAGCATGTATGATGACTCGATCCTACAGGGCAATGGGTTTGATCGGCAGCAAGCTATGTTGCAACAGATCACTGGCACAATGGAGGCAACCAATAGAATGTCAGTAGCATTAGCTGCGCTAAGATTAGAAAAAGAAATGAAGGATGGGATGGAGCCGGTATCTTATGCCAAGCATACGCTTGAGAGTACGATGGGGGTGTATACGCCAAGTAACGTAGCCCCGATCTTCCATAACCCGATCATGCGTCCGATCATGCAGTTTCATCAGATGCCAGTTAACTTAGCTATTAGTTTGTACCATAACATGTATAAAGCTTTACCTGAGAGATTAGGGGGTGAGGCTAATGTAGAGGCACGTAGAACGTTAGCGTATCAACTGGGAACCGCGTTCGCTTTCGGTGGTATGGGCGGTATGCCTATGGATATACCCAAGGTTGCAGGGCTAGCGAGCCAAGCGCTTGGCGGTCCTGCACCTTCAGATTACGATGAAAAGTTCCATGAAGGTTTAGCGAGTATGTTTGGACCAGAGATAGCTAACATGTTTGAACAGGGAGCGCCAGCCTTAGCAGGGGATTGGGGGCCAGCGTTAGGTCATCGTATGGGGTTTAACAGTGATCTATTCTATGGTGAGCCAGCATCTGGCAGTACTGCTGATATTGGTAATTGGATTGGCTCTAATCTGGCGGGTGCTTCGGCCTCCACCATAGGTGGATGGCATAATACTATCCAAGCTTTAGAAGCTGGTGATTATGAGAAGGCCGCAGAAGATGCATTACCGGGTAGCTTTAGAGATATTGCCAAAGCTTATCGCGAAGTTACCCAAGGTACGTTTGCTGGACCGAGGATGGTAAAGCCAGCATCAGTTGGCGATGCTTTCCTCCAGACGTTAGGCTTTCAATCACTTGCCCAAGAGCGCGCATGGGCTGGACATTATGCGTTGCAGAAAGAAATTAAAGCTGAGAAAGCTAGCCGGGATCAAGTGATGCAGAAGGGAACCGTTGGGGATATGGTGAAGTGGAACCAACTCCACCCACAGGATAGAATCACACCGATGGAGAGAATGCGGGTACAGCAACCTAAGCCCGGACAGATTACATTGGGGGTGAAAGTACCGAAGTGGATACCACCGGCAAGAGCACAGCAGTACCAGCAACTCTATGGGGTACAGTAATGGTTAACTGGGTCCAGTTAACGTATCAGACTTGGATCAAATGGCCGCCATTTGACAAAGACTGGCCCATGCGTTTCTGTTTCTTGAACAGTATGTTCAGCAGCCCATTTAACAGAAGCAGTAAGTTGAGGAGTTATACCATCTCTAGATGTACTAATTTTATCTGTAGGTTTAGCTATGCCACGGTTCAGGAGAATGCGCGCTGCATCGCACAGGGGTACATCGCTTTCCCCTATCAATTCTCCCGCATACGTAAGCGAGTAGGCGTTAATTTTCGTCAGCAAGCCATTCTTCCCCCTACGACGAAGGCTAGCGATCTGCACGATATGGGTTGTATCCATAAACCACATTATGACATATGTGAAAAGGTTTGTCAATGAGAAAGATCCGAAGGGGTTAAATGGATATAACGAAAAACCGAAAGTTAACTGGGTCCAGTTAAGGAGGCAGCGATGAAGTGTCCATGGTGTAGGGGACGTATGTTCATAGATGGATATCCCTGCTTCCATTGTGTTGGCGGGGAGGTTAGTTGTTGCGAGGGAGTTTACAATGCCGTATACACAGGTAATGTCGAAGTGGAAGGCAGGAAAATTGCACAGCGGATCACCAACTGGTCCGAAAGTGAAAAGCCAGAAACAGGCAGTCGCTATTATGTTATCGGAAAAACGAGCAGCACAAGCGGGTAAGAAAGAATATCAAGCTCACCAAGATGGTGGGCCTGTTCAAAGAACTGAACATGGGTATCCCAAGGATACTGATATCCCCTTGCCCTCTCTGAAGAAAGGTGAGACGGGTCCACCATCCCCATCTGTACCGCCAAGAGTAGCGCCGAACATTCCTAAGCCGCAAGGTGATATGGAGGGTGCAAAGAAAGGTGGGCCTATCCGTAAGTTTAATAAGGGTGGCGAGGTGCCTAATAGCAGCACTGTTATGAAGGGGCAGAACCTTGCCGAAACATTGGCTAATCCCACAGGACGGACGGGATTTAAGAAGGGAGGCGCTGTAGAAGGTAGAGGGTGGCGACGTTGGGGTAGTGGCCATAGCGGTCACTAGTTGTCATCATAGTGTCACGATAGTATGTCATAGATATAACGTGGTTAACCGCAGGAGAAATATATGGCCAAGCAACCGGGTGGTGGACAGCGGCAGAACCCAGCCGCGCAAGCGCATCATGATGCTGCTGCTGATCATGGGGCCGCAGCCCATGCTCATATGGAAGCCGCTCATCATCATGAAGAAGGCGACCATGAAGAAGCCAACAAGCATTCAGAGAAGGCTGCGAACATGTCAGCGTCGGCACAAGAGAAATCTGAAACGGCGCAAGCTCATACGCAGCAAGCAACTACTGCTTCTCGTCCAGCGTAATGCTTTAAGGCGGGGTGCGATCCCGCCTTCTTAACTGGAGCCAGTTAAGATGACATATCGCATTGCAAAGTCCTTGGGAAGAATGCGTGAACAGATCAATAAGCATTCACCAACTCGGAATAAAGCGTCTGATGGATGGATCGGTGACGCCCGTCACGCTGCTAGTACAAGTGACCACAATCCATGGGTCAAAGATGGTGGCATGGGTATTGTTACTGCCCTCGACATCACACACGACCCGCGGAATAAAGTGGACACGTATATCATGGCGGAACATCTTCGCCAAGGCAAAGACCCCCGCATCAAGTACGTTATATCAAATCGGCGTATTTTCAGTTCGACTGTCTCTCCTTGGCAGTGGCGTACATATACCGGCAGCAATCCGCATTCATCGCATATTCATATCAGCGTGAACACTGGCAAGCACCACTATGATGATGAACGGGACTGGCATCTCTTCCCCCGTACCACCGTACCTAGCTCTGATGATCCTATATTACGGCCAGTGCTTAGACGTGGAAGTAAGGGTGAGGATGTACGGATATTACAACGTATTGTGGGTGGCTTAGTTATTGATGGCGACTTTGGTCCACGAACTGAAGAAGCGGTTAAGAAATTTCAGCAAGCTAATGGATTGAAGGCTGATGGTATTGTTGGTCCAGCTACATGGGGTGCGCTGGATAAGATTGAACAAGTACCCCAAGCTTCTGGCGATCCAATACCGCTTGAAGATGACATAGGAGAAGGCAATGGCACAAGCACCACATCACCCTGAACAAGCTCAAGCCCAAGGACAGGGTGGAGATAAACCAAAGGCAGGAGAACCCGGATCACAGCGTACTGCATCCCCAGCAGGGAAAGGCGCACAGGCGAAGCCACCCAAGGCACGGCCCGGTTCATTAGCAGTCATTGGCGTTTACACACAATCTGTGTTTGAATGCCAGCCGGGACAACAGGTGGTAGGTGAACCTGCTCACCCCGGTTATGAAGAGGATCGGCAACACTTGCGCGGCAGAGTGGTTAAGGATGGCGGCGCGGAAGAAGATAGCGAGCCGAAGCCCAAGGGTGTACCGAAGGGAGCCATCATGGCTGGGGCAATGGGAACGGAACATCCCGATGCTCCTGAAATGCCAGAACCATCAGGGCAAGGCCAGCAAGAACAGGCTGCGGCTCACTAACTGGGTCCAGTTAACTATACTCGCTTTCCTATTGTCCGGTTGCCAAGAGGTTGGTATGCTGGCAACCGGACTGGGTGCGAAGGTAAGTAGCTGCACCATCATAACTGTGGGCCACGTCGTTGGTCACTGCACTGCTATTGTAGGAGAGTGACATGGTAACGGAGTTTGACAAGGCTATCGTCGCCGCCATCATGGCGATCCTTGGTATATTAACACTGTGGACTGGATGGATACATGGTTACACTGAGGAGCAAATTCTTACTGTTGTTATGGTGCTCAGTCCTATCCTCGTTTACTTGGTGCCGAATAGGTTCAGGCCAAGTACAGTAAAGCAATGAATCCTGAAACCACACCGGGATATATTGATAACCTCAATGCTATGCCTTTCTTAGCATTGATTGCCGCCATGTGTGTCATGGCAGCAAGCGCAGTTCTAGTTATGTTGGCTAGATACTTCGATAGAACTGGAGGTGCAGTTACAATAGCTATAATTGTTGTGGTTGGGTTTATCACTGCTACTTATGCCAGTATGATTTATGATATTAAACAAACACCATTAACTGAGATATTAGTAGGGGCGTTGGCAGCAGCGTTAGGTGGTGTCGTAGCGCATTACTTAGGCACACGAGAAACCAAGCATGATTAAACATTTATGACATGGTTTCTGATAATTCTTATTGACAAACATTTACCTTTGATGTATAGTGGCGTAACCATCGACAAATGGAGACTGCTTATGCGATCCTTGCTCTTGGCAGGAACACTACTTGTGGGTATGTCTGTTCCTGCCGCCTCCGCAGTGGTGACGTGGGACTTCTCAATGGGACCAACTGGACGCCTTGGCACAACAGAAACACAGCTTTCTGTACCGGGTAGCGTTCCCATTGAAGCGACTGGCTTTGTTAATGTCAGTGGGTTTAATATCCTGACGGACTTGTTCCGTAAGTCTGGTGGCTTTACTGATAGTGGTTTGGGATTGGCTGAACTTCATGGGGAGATACACCCCGGTGGATTTATCCAATTGGATTTGTCGCATGTGGCAGATCGAGTTGGGTTCAGCTTTTCCGCTGCCAGTACTGACCTTGGGGAGACATGGGGTCTATGGTTGAGTAATACCGCTGGACATCATGGATCAGCAACAGTGCTAACAGGTTCGGACAACAATGAGCATTTTATTGACGCTACAGGGTTCAGGTTTTTGGACGTTGGAGCGCTTAGTGGAGATGTACTATTACATTCGACCGATGCTACCGTGATCCCTGAAGCCTCAACATGGGCAATGTTATTGGTTGGCTTCGTAGGTCTAATGGGATTGAGAATGTCTAAGCGAGGCCCCCGTCTCGTTTAGGCTGCTCGCCATCGCGCATCGATGGCTTGAGCGGGGGCAGGAACCATCACCCCCATGCGCTCCTGCCCCCAACTAACTGGGTCCAGTTAAGGAAAGGGGGCCGATGCCTTGAGTGGCTTACACCGACCCCCTCCTTCACCATACTTTCGTTCCTGAGTGACGGGTCTGGAACGCCGGACACCTGTGCCATAGGGTTACACGGCTCTCGGTACGCAGGTGAAACTTTATTTCATTAGCCCCTTTAAGATTTCGATTGCTCTGTCCCGGTCGATGTCGTCTGGTGACTTAATAATCTCAACAGAAAACGTTTTGTCTGTCGGTTCTTTACCCATAGGCGATCCCAATAGAGTTCCCTCCGTTTCAATCTTATGATCTCCCACATTAATCCGGCGAATATCCCTGTTAATATGAGTGTGAGAAAATATAGCGTAGGCATACGCTCGGCCCAGCTTTGAACTTGATCCAACACAAACATGGAGGTGCGTCCTGTATATCTGCCCGAGTGGGCAGTGGTAAGCTGCTGCTGGTTGTGCACAGAATGTGCTAAAGAAAACAACCCATAGAAACCGTCTACCTTTATATCGTTCGCGTAGTATCATCTCTCACCCCATGCTTTGAACGCTCTTAAGTTTTCAGGTTTTAGTTCTTCCGCTTTCCAATCCCCCTTAAACGTTACTCCTCTATCATCTATCATAACAAACGCCGCTGGCTTGCGGGTAGTAAACTCGAAGTCCTTAACCGTTAAGTTCGGCACTGCTTGACCTTTATCTTCTCGATCCCATAGCCATGCTTGTAACTGCACCGTTAGCCAGTCGTACATGGGTTTGATATTCTTATGGCTATCAGAGCGCGAACTAAAGATAACAAGCTTAAAGTATCCCTTAGCTTCCAATGCCCACTCAAAGAACCCCGGCACCACGTCATCGTAAATCACTCCGTCCTGCCACCCTTTACCGTATGCATGTATCACCCCATCAAAGTCAAGTACTAGTGTCGGTTTGTGGTTCATCTTTCATTTCCTCATTTATCTCTACTATATCATCTTTCTTTATCTCTACTATATCATCTTCCATTATAGTTAAGTCTATCGTCCAACATAATTCGGTATTGCCACTACAATACTTAGGACCGCAACCAGAAGCTATTCTAGCATTGCCTATTATAGCTGGAAATTTTTTCTTAATTGCTTCTCCTAAATTGCCAGAGTTTTTATCATTACGTTTACACCATTGGTTAAATGTTGAAGCGGCAAAACGTATCTTGAGTGGGTTTTCTCCTAACTGCACCTCTACACCGTTCCATACTTTAGTTGGATATTCGTTCAATACTTTAATACCACCTAGTTTCGGTCTCCCTTTTTCTGTTAATATTACATCTGTACGAACTAATTTTGTAGCCCAATAATCTCTAATAAAATGATTCAGTTCACTACGTACAATATCAAAATTAGAGTAATCGCCGGGGGAGTTCATTCTTTCTGTCCGCATACGTTCAAGTTGTTGGATAAGAAATTTCTCCATGCTTGGTATATCAAACGGAGCAAATTGACTAGCAAGTTTACCGGCAGCTATAATAGAGGTAAAGGCTGCGAGCCAAAATCGTTCATCAGCGTTAAATTGTAAATGTTTTTCGTAACGTGATTGAAGTTGCTTAATAAAATCTTTAATATCATTTCGACGTTCTCCTAAATATCTAGCATAAGCCTGCCCTACATGCCCATAATTATATTCTAGCTCCGCTGTTATCCCTGATACTTCTGCTACACTATGAGTTTTAGGCATATCTAAACATGGATACTCATACATACGCAAAATTTCTGCATATGTTCCTCCACTTCGTATCTCTGCTGCTTTCACTATAGATTGGTTAGCTGCATAAATAATTTCATTCTTCCACTCTTTAGGTGCGCGAGGTGTACCGTCTCTATTTGCACGACCTTTATCTCGACCAGATGTTAATTGGGTTATTGTAGTTAAGAACTGAGCTACTTGTTGAGGAGTTTTAATTTCATCATGAATAACTGCAATGCTTTGAAGCATTGCTACCTTACCAAAAATATGGTAAGCGGTATCATTTAATCCATTCATTTCTTTAGGTGAGCCCCAAATAGATTGAGCTAATGAAAGAGCTGTAGTTTTACCTCGCCCAGATTCTGGGGACCATCCACCGATAAGATAGCCATTATGCCCAGTAAACTCTACTAAAGGCGAAGCAAAACCGGCAGCAACCAAACAAGATAAATCAGGACGATCAGGAGTGATAACAATGTGAGCAAGTTCATTCCATACTTTAATATCTCCTACCACTCCATATTTAAATCCTCCTAATAATTGGCAAGGAAGTTGTTGAGTGGCTGAAACAAATTGCCCATTAAATGCAAAACCAGTTTCATTTCCATTAGTATGCCATCCTATGGGTGGAATACTAATCAATGTTTTAGCATCGTTCTTTAGTTTGTCCATCCAAGCCAAGAAGAATATCCTTGTTTTATCGTTGGGTACGATACCACAACCTTGATCACCTAGTACTTTAGATAATGTATTTTTATCCGTGATCTGTCCGCCAGTAACAGTAATTGTTTCTTGTTTGTTGCCAACGAGCGTATCAAAATATAGAACATATGGATTACCACTCTTTACCTGTCCAGAATTGACAACGATAGGGTGAGTAAATACACACCAAGTCTTTCCATTTTCATCAGCTACTTCTGCATAGATTTTGTCATCAGTTCCTCGCTTGTATCCTTTGGGTAAGTCATTGAAGTAGAATTGCCCATTGATGGCTCGACCAAACGTAAGTGGTGTCGTGCCTTTATCTTTGTGCTTGCATGTGGCGCATTGAGTAACTCCAAGCTTCTGAATGGCTTCACATTTGTGCGGACCAATGGTCGGATATAATTGTCTTGCGTGTTGAGCTTCTTTAAGTTTCTGCTCAGTGCTGTAGACATTACAGTTGGGGTTCTTGATTGTGAGTTTAACCATAGTCTCTTCTGGATTAGTGCAGTGGCAGGAGAGACTAGCACATGCATGCCATATGTTTTCATTGTATTCAGGCCCACCTGTAGTGAGCATGTGATCAACGAAACCACACTCTTTACGAACGAGTTCAATGTCAGCAGGAGGATAATTCCTCGTAGCTGTACCTCTACCCATGTTCTTTTCATCTTCACCATCCTCTTGACTGGACCCAGTTAAGAACGGGTTAAGTTCCTCCAACGAGTAATCATACCCACCATCGTACTCAATGGTAACATCTGTAGGCGGTTTATTTTTATAATTTTTGGTGTCGGGTATCCGCAGAACTCTAGTAACGTCCCGTGAAGGTGCTGTATCGAATTTAAGTCCAGCACGCAACGCGATATCAACCATCGCTTTTGCGTATGGCATCCATTCTTTTGGAGTGACAAGTCGATTAAGTGTCCAGTATAAATGGTATCCTCCACTCCCACTATTGACCACCACTGTAGGTGAACAGAATACGTCGATAAATTTTTGGAGGCTAGCGTCCATTTCGGCTTTATCTGAAAAATTT